GCTAAAGAATTAGGTAAAGGGGAGGAAGGATCTCAATTAAGTTTATTGCATAATATGACTAAGGATTTAAGTGGTCAACCGTGGTATGTGCAAGCCGCCGCAAGTAAACTATTACCAATCATACAAAACGCAAGCAAAACGGACACTAACGCAGTTAAAACACTTAGCGAAGGCATGGGTTTACAGAAATAACACAACTTAACCCAATATATATTTATTATATGTATGTATAATACTGTTTTTGTATGTATGACGGCTTATTTTTGGTTGTTTAAAACCGTGTAGTTTATATATTACTTTCTATAATAGAAAATATAACAAGTATTATTGTATTGGATCGATTCTATAATTAATATTACATACATATAAATATATATAGCAATATCTAAATGTAGTAATATGGTAAGACAAGTCGGGAGACCTCCAGAACGTGATTCTGAAGGCAACGTAATTAGCAAGTGTTTAGTCAATGTGACTATTCCAACCAAACTTAGAGACTTTCTAAGTGAGAACAAAATAAACAGATCTAAACTATTTACAAATGTGGTAACTAGGTTATACATGCATCAGATATGTCCTAAATGCTATAACGAGAATATCGTTAACGGTATTATGGCTTTAAAGTGTGATGATTGTAATTGTATTATCAAGTATAAGCCATGTGGTGAGTGTGATGAGATGTATCTCAGAGGTGTTAACATGCCTAAGCCAGTTAAAAACTCCAGTCGTTTCGGTTGTGAGAGGTGTCTATGAATTGTTTAAGATGTAAAAAGCTGGTAGAATTTGCAACTCTTAAAGATGAAAAGGTATGGATCAATAATAACGGTAGATTTTGTTATTATTGTTGGATGGTTCAATGCCTCAAGTAACCTGTAAAGGAGGGTGTGGCAAACAAATAAGAGCACCTCCGAGTCGTAAGATAACGGGGTTTTGTGCTAAGTGTTTAGGCCGCGAGCATAAATAACAGAATCTAATAAGTCAGGGTAATGGTATTACGGGCAAAGAGAGCTAAAAACGGTCGCATGATGTATTTTAAAGATAATAAACTTATCTCAAAAGCAGCATACACCAAAGCTAAGAATCGTAAAGGGGCCCCACGAAAAGGCCGCCCAGCTTTCCGAGGCAAGCGATCTACTGCCCGTAAGTCCAAAAGTAATGGAGTAAGAAGAATGAGAAAATCACTACCACATCCAAGCGTTACAGGTATGGCGTCAGGATTAGCTATAGCCGCATATCTAAACGCAGGGAAGGCAACCCAAACGGGTATGTCTGGAGTAGGGACCGTGACCGGTGATGGAGTCATAAAAGACATTACCGACGGACAATTAGGTAAAGCATTTGATACCTTATCAGGTAACGCAATTAATATGATTGCTTCCGATGCTGGAAGAAAGACATTAGTGACTGCTGGAGGTATTGCCGCATTAGGGGCATTTGCACGCAGGCAGTTTCCACAACTAAAACTAGGAGGGTCTAAGCTTTACTTTAGACTATAAACAAAATGGCCACAACAATAACGAGAACATTTGACGCAACACCAACAGATAAGGCATACTTTTCCTTAACTGACAACATGCTAAGCTCCAGCTTAGGAAACATACAAGTCCCTGACGGGGCATCTAGAATCTCTAGAGTAGATTGTGCCTTTGACACAACCAACGCTAAGGGATATCAAGTAGTATGTCGCTTGTCTGGATCTAACATGTCAGAACAAAACTTTACAATTATGGGTATCGCTGGAGATACTGCTGACGCCGCCGCCGCCGTTGGTTTTAATTCAGTGCCAGTAGCTTTTAGTATTGCAGGGGTTAACAACGTTGACTTGCAAATAGCAATACAATTCGCCGCCGGTGGTAGTGCTTCCGCTTCAAGTGGTGCAGTTACCCTTTATTTCGAATAAACATGGCTAGCGAAGCAATAGGAGCCAACGCCATATTTAGCGGGCCACAAAAAGGTCTAACTATAATTGGTAAACACTGTTATGGATATAGCGGATCTATTGCTATAACCAGTCAAATACAAACTATGTTAAGTTTTACTACTGGTAAAACATATAATATCGTAAGAATACAAACGGGTATAACTCAAAACGGTGGCGGTGCTCAATCTGATGATATTGAAACCGTAATAAAATTAAATGGCAATGTTGTTATGTCTAGAATGTTAAGTCATAATAATGAGAGTGGTTTATTAGAAGCAATAGATTTATTGATACCTCCGTTAACTGATGTAGAGATTACGTGTGATAATATTCAGGGGACTACTTCCACACCTACTCAAGTTAGTTTAATCGGTAAAGTTTACTAATGGCATTAGCACCTAGTGAATCAATATTAAGAGTTAAAGAGGGTTACATTTATGGTTGGAGCGGCACCAAAAGTCTTACCAGTTCCGCTTTAACCCTCCTCGATTATACTAACCCGTCAGAATTCTTTCTGACTAGGGTTATGTTAGGTATAGACTGGACGGGCATGGGAGCGGGTGAAACCTTCTCTTATACAATACAGGTAGACGGTCAGAGTATGTTCACTGAGAAGATCGTAATAGTAGACTTTAACTTAGGTGTTCAACCTAAAATGATTGAGTTCGTTATACCTCCTAACAGTTCAGTAAAGGTTATGGCCACTCAAAACGGCAATAATGGGTCAATATCGGCTATATTAACAGGTTACAAGGTATGAAATTACCCAATTCAGCCAAAGATTTTGAGAAAATAATGAAGAATGTAGACTTTACTAGAGTCCTACAAATTACAGTCCCTATACTACAACCTGTCATAATTGGCGGGTTGTGGTTAATGATATCTAGGTTTGACAAAAGAGCTGACGCTTTATCTAAATTAATAGCAATAGCGGAACCTATACCAACTATTGACCTAAACGTTCCCGCACCCGTTGTTTTAGCTTCTTTGTATCATTCTGTAGATGAATTGGCCGACGTTCTTGAAGAGGTAATAGAAAGACTAAAAGATTTAGATATACCATCAACTGAAGAGATTGTAAAAGAAATTAAAGAAGAAATTCTACCCGATCCTATTGATAAAAAAGAAGTATTGTCAGATTTTCAGGATTGTTTAGCAGGTTATGAGAGAGATACTCCCGACTTTTTGAAGTCGTCAACTACTAAAGGTCTTTATGTTAATTCATGTTTACTAAGGAAAGGTTATGCGTCAAAAGTCGTTAAAGAAACAATTAGAGAATTCTTATCATGAACGATTACCAGTTCGTGATAGTATGGCTATGCTCGTTTATTTTGTATTTAGTAATTTACACTTATTGGATCCCGCTAAAGACTCAGAAAAGGATTGAGACGTGGTTGTTAAGTTCAGAGTCAGATAGTGCTTTGAACGAAGGTCTGGAGGTGATAGTTAAGAGCATTAGAGAACAAACTTTACACGATTTCGAGGAATTTATGTTACCTCGTGCTAGAGAATCACTCCAAAAGTTTTGGTCTGGAGCTATGGGTAATGCCGCTAAAGAATTAGGTAAAGGGGAGGAAGGATCTCAATTAAGTTTATTGCATAATATGACTAAGGATTTAAGTGGTCAACCGTGGTATGTGCAAGCCGCCGCAAGTAAACTATTACCAATCATACAAAACGCAAGCAAAACGGAC